TTTACAGAGAAACACGCCAAAGCATTATCATCTAGCCTGTTCGCACCTAAACTGTGGGCGTCTCGCTTGAATATGATTGACCCGAGATACTATATGAGACTTAAAGGGCCCGCCAGAAAGAAAGCACTAGCTAACCTAGGGTCATTCTTGGCCGCTGCTACTGCGACTGTCGGTTTAATTGATTATGCTGCTGGAGACGCAGTTGATATTGAGAAGGACCCGCGAAGCTCAGATTTTCTAAAGATTAAAGTTGGCAATACACGCTATGACATCTTCAGTGGCGTCCAGCAGAACGTAGTACTCTTCGCTCGTCTGCTCACCGGTCAGAAAAAAAGTTCAGTGAGCGGTGAAATATTATCACTCGGTGATGGATACGGCGTTCAGAACAGGTTCGACCTAGGGATAGACTCGTTAGTCAACAAATCTAACCCCGTTTTAGCTACAATGTTCAACCTCATGCGTACTGGTCCTCAAGATAGCGACGCCAGTTACTTAGACCGACTGGCTAACCGCCAGGACCGTTTTGGAGAAGACTACAGCGTGCTTGAGTCAGCAAGAGACTTGGCGTTACCGCTAAGCGCCACTGGAACCTTCGACACCTATGAAGATACCGGCAGTATCTCTAAATCACTGTTGATGAACGCGCCTAACTTCGTAGGTATAGGCACTCAAACTTATGGAGACATCCCCACAAAAGAACAGGGCCGCTACTCTACAGACGAGAACCTGAAGGAACAGAAAGCCGCCCTTGAAGAAGAAGGTGTTCCGATTACTGCTGAAAAAATTAAAGATCTAGCTGGCACCGGCGATTACGAAACTGCACTACGCGGAGCTGAGTATCGCCTAGCCGAGCTTGAGTTCGACGAAGACGCCAGCGAAGGTTCAAAAGAAAAGGCCCGAGAGGCTGTGAAAGATTACGAGTTTGGTCAGCAGCACGGCTATGTCCCTAACCGTAGCAACATGAAAGCGATGGACGCTCGGCTTGAACGAGGTGAGTATGGTGCCGTTATCGCTGGTAAAGAGTTCTTAATCAACGAGATGGAAGGCGACGAGAACGTGCCACAGAGCGACGTAGACGCCTACCGAGATGATGTGAAGCGCTTAGAGGTGTTCGAGAAGTACGGCGTCGAGCCTGATGTAATGAAAGCCTACGAAAACGGCAGTAAGGCCACCGGCGGTGTGGGTGTCACTGCTTGGCGCGATATGATGGAGTCAGGCGACCCCAAACTGGTAGCCAAGGCAGAAGAGTTGTATAATTTAGATCAAGCCTTGCTAGAAGAGGGCGCCATTGACGAAGAGAAATACTACTGGCTCAGCGGCAGCGGTGGACGAGGAGGAGGTTCTCCAAGATTCTCCACCAACATCGGGACTCTCACTCCGGGCGGGTACAATTTCAATCCACAGCAGCTCCAGCGCGCGTCGTTCGAGCCATCAAGGGGCGAAATTCCAACCTTGCAACCAGTACCTAACTATTCAAGGGAGAAAAAAGAGATAAGCGTTAATAGGGGGCGCCAGATATGACCGAAGAAGAAAAACTAGCAATATTACAACAATTCACTCAAGAAGTGTATTTAACTATAAACAGCCGTTTAGTTGATGACATTACCGACACCGACGGCGTTGAAGAGATTCAAAAAACTATTATCTGGTGTAACTTGTTCCTCGATGAACTTGAAAATGAATTATATCCAGACGGCACCCCGGTCAACTGGACCTACCTTCGTAAAAACGGAGAAGAGATTGGCACTATATCTGGTGTTGGAGACACGTTCGACCTGCCTACTGGTGCGTTACGTCCGGTTGCAACGCCAGAGCGTCCACTCACGATCACACAGAGCGGTTCTGCGATAAGCTTATGGGACGTTGTTGACCCGAACCAGATAACTAGTCCGAACAACTACCACACGCGACTTCAGCGCGTTACCTACGTTAATCAGAAACTCGTGTTTTCTCGACCATTCAATGATACGGAAATAGGCGGAACCGTAAACACAGACATTATGAACCCGTTCACACGCCTAGAGTACGATCCAGACGACGAGCACAACGTCGAACTGTTCGACCTACCAGTGCCACGCCAGCTACTTGTGCTTGGTACGGCCAAGAACGCTAGCTTGCCCGACATCGTGCAAGGCGGTCTATCACCTTCATACGCTCAAAAATACGCAGCAATGCTCGAAGGTCACAAGATGGCTAATATGCAGACTTCTGAGGCCGACGAAGCTGAAACAGATGATTATAGCGGTGTCGGAATGGTCTAAAGATGGCTATTACAAAACCAGAAAAAGTACCGAAGCGAAATATAGGGAGCCTAGACCTCAACGGATGGTCCGGCGGCCTGTTTCTTAATGGTGAGCGATTAGCTGAAGGCAATCAGTTCATATCAAGCAAGGATGTTCAACAAACAGCCCAAGGGCGTTTAGGGCCTCGCTTATCACTTGAGAACTGGCTACCAGATACAGTCGAAACTGTTTACCAGATATTCCCAGCTTTGTTTGAAGGTGAGTTGTATTTCTTTGTGGCCGATGAAAACAAAATGAAATACGCTCAGCTCGGTGACTCTGTTTGGACCGACTGTGGCGGGGCTAACTCAATCACAACTAACAATGGAGGTAAGCCGACTTTTATACGCGCGCTTGACGCCATTCTTATCCTTAACGGAGAAAATGGAGACAAACTGGCGTACGTCGATCTCGATCCAGATGTTGTAGGGTTCCCAGTTATCAAATATTCATTCGTAGATGACCCCACAAGTGCATTGACCGCAGCAGCTACCGGTATTACCGCCAGTGGTGCCTACAAAATCTACTACGGCTACACCTACAGCTCGGCCACCGGCGAGACCATGCTGTCCCCGATACTTACACAAGACATCAGCGAGCCACGATCCAACTGGGACCCAGACGGAGCCGACTACCTCACCATTACTAGGCCTGACTTCGGCTCCGAGCCAGCAGGTGCTACATACTGGAACCTTTACATAGCGCTGGCAGCCAATGGTGGTGTTATAGAAGACTCAGATATGCTCATGCTTGCTGCTGGGCTTGATTTGAACCAGGAGAAGATTGTAGATAATGGCTCCTTAGCGATTGATATTGGCCGGGGCAACCCGCCAGCGGTCAACTCTACTGATGGTCCTCGGGCGGATCACGCGATTGAAACTAACGGCAGACCTGTGTTATTTGGTATTAAGGACGATAACGGCAATGACACCGGCGAGGTATTCATTGGTGGTGACGGCGAGTACGCGCTAGACTTCAGTTCAGCTAATGGCGGGTTCCGCTCAGAGCCGTCTAAGGGCACCAACTACTACCCTTCATCAATCATCGGCTTCCGTAATGGTCAAGGTATCCCGTCGCTGACAATCCTGTTTAGCAATACCCAGGGGTTAGCAAAGCAAGCTACGCTAGAACAGCAGACTATTAACTACGGTAATCAGTCGTTCGTGGTCTGGGGCGTGACTGAGCAGAACTACGGCGCTGCGGGAGTGGCGTCTCCGAACGGGGTTGTGAACTACAAAGGTCAATTGATGATTCCGTCCACCGGTGGTCTGTTGTCGGCTGATACGCAGCCTCAGTTGCAGAATATTATACAAATTCTTAACGTAGACGAAGATATTGATCCGCTGTTCAAAAGCATTAACACTAGTGCGCTTGAAGAGGTCGTCGGTATTGGCTGGGACAACAAGTTTCAATTCTTGATTCCTTCTGATGGGTTCACTACGCCGAACAAGATACTGGTGCGCGACCTAGAGAATAACGGTTCATATTACACGCTTGATATAGCAGCTCAATGGATTGGTGTGGTGTCGCCACCAAACAGTCCGGCATTTATATACATCTGTCAGGGTAATAAGATACTTCGATTCTCTGACACGTTCGGCACTGTCGACTACAAGGGAGATGGCCCTGAAACCTTTAGCACGAATGTCACTGGTGCTATGGTCGGCTTTAACGACGCCCATAACCAATACCAGGCGATGGTTCAGGCTGTGTTTGATGTGCTGAACATAATTGGCACGATTACTGTCGGAGTCACCTATATCAACCAAGACGGCAGAGTTAAGAATAAGGAAAAAATCTATGTAGGACCTACATACACCAGGTCTAGCTCTGGAGGTTGGAGTGATCCAGGCTGGGTCTACAATGGACCACCAACGCCGGCATGGTCTGATTCTGTTGATATTGATGAAGCCTCGTCATCGCTCACAAGAGACGACGAGAGAATAAAGATACCTATCAACGATCTAGTTTCAGCTGCTCAATGGTACATACGCTCAGACAATGGCTACGCCGACTGGCTACTGAGAACTGTATCCTATGAAGGTGAAAATCTAGGCGTGAAGCCGGATTTACGTTAAACTAAACACAAGAGGGTAACATGGAAGACTACAAAGACGACGACAACATATCACAAGCAATCAAAGACGTTAATGTCTCAGATGTTATTGATGAGTGGAATACTTGTCGTGAGAATCGTGAGAAGTACACTGAAGACTTTCCACAGTTAGACAACCTGACAGACGGTGTGCCGCTTAATCACCAGAAAAACGCACCATATGTCGGTGATACCACTATCGCCGGCCTAGTTCGTCAGATACCTCGCAACTCAATTCAGCAGTTGCCTACATTCTCGATTATGCTTAACGGCACCAAGCACAGTATTAAAGCCCAGCTTGGCTCGTTCTTCCTTCGCAAGTATGTTTTCAATGAAGATACATTCGGCAAAGGTCTGCTGTCCACCATGCAGATGGGAACCGAGAAGGCTATCACGCAGGGCTATGCACCGTTTATGGCGCGCCCTCGCTACATGGGGAGCGAGTACGGCACTCGTATGCAGCTTATGCACTATATGGACGTAGACCCCGAGACAGGTATCGAGGACGCGTCTGACGCTGGATTCTTCTATACAGTGGCCAACCTACCGAAGTCACGCGTACGCAAGATTCTGAACGCTGCTAAAAAGAACCCAAACACTAGTTGGAATGTAGAAGGCCTCGAGCGATTACTCGAATCAGACCCTAAAACAACATTCAAATATTCTATTTACCAGTCAGACGCCCGTAAAAAAGCCGAGCACGACGTATTAGCTAACACCTACCAACTAGTTACGAAATACGAAGTCGGTCGTGGCGGAGAATTTACTACATTCTGTCCTCAGTACGACGAATACGCCCTGAGAGTCATACCTAACAAGTCTAAGTTTGGCTACCCCCGGGTACAATTCTTAGTCATCGACCCAGTTCCGCTATCTCCGTTCGGTCTCAGCCGAGTCCGCCTGGCGTCACCGAATCAGAACATGGCCAACATCTACTACCAGAACATCGCCTCTATGTTGCTCCTTAACAGCAAACCTCCGATCCTAAAACGTGGTCGATTTACCAAAGGCACACCACTGAAACAGGGCGCTATCTGGGAGGCGCTTGACCAGAACGCCAAGGCAGAGCTTATGTCTATGGACAACGGCGCCCTACAGTTCTTCAAGCCGATGATGGAGTTCTTAACCAGCCAAATCCAGAACATTATGGGCCAGCCGTTTAGTGCAGTTAACGGTGGTGGTGGTGACTTCAGTAAAACTGGTCCCGGTGTACGCCAACAGAACGCAGTTCAAGACATTACAACCAATCAGATTACTAATCTTATTGAAAACTTCCTCCGTCAATACGCGTTAGTTGCAGTAGACACCCTTGTGGCCGAGCAGACTATCGACAATATCGACCCAGAGACGGGAGAAAAGATACCCAACGAGTCAGAGATTACTGTCGACGACGAGGCTAAGGACGCCATCAACCGAATCGGTGAAGACAAGTTCAAGCCTCAGATAGACCCTATGACCGGTCTAGAAACCGAGTACGTTCCAATTATTGGTGACGACAATAAAATCACTGTTGATTGGAATAAGTACTACGACAGCGTAGAAAGCTGGAGCGTTGAGATTGAACTGTCTATCGGCAAGGACGAGCTCGAAGAGAAGGCCCGAGCTGACCTACAAGATATGCTGGTTACGCTTATACAGAACGATGACGGATCAAACCCTGCCCGCCGTGCCAAGATCGATGAACTTACCGACCGACTACTGGAAAAGACCATACCCGAGAGTAGTCGAATGGATATGTCACCGTCTATGCCAATGCCTAGTGCCGGACTTCCACAGGGTTCTCCACAAGGGCCTGTGCAAAACTCACCAGCACCCGCTGTTACTCAACAGTAATGGTTGACAGTGGCGAAGCGGTTAAGTTATCATCAGACTACAAAAGCAAGCGAGGGTAAATAAATGGATCCAATGGATAGAAATGCAGAAGAACCAGTCTACCGTGCACCGGCCACAGCACCGGCACCGGCAGACGAGGTAGACATTGACGAAGAACAGTATTCTTCGCTTAAACAGGCTCAGGCGGCACTCAGCGAAGGGCTTGAAGACTTACGCTTCGACTTAACTACAATAGATGACACTGACGAAGAAGATATGCGAATCGACATTCGGTCTCGAAAATACGCTCGTGCTATTATAGAACCTGTTAAAAGACTTGTAGATTCAGCAGTCGAAAATGTAGATAACAAACGAAAGGGCATAGTTTAATGGATCCTGACAGCAACACAGCCGGAGACACAACCAATAACGAAGCTAGTGAGTGGGACCAGGCTGGAATAGACTTTCTCACAGATAAGGGGGTTGAATCTGACACTAATAGGAGTGAACAGGAGACCATCAATGAACAAAAAAAATCACAAGAAGACACCGATAAAGAAACCAAGACTGACACAAACGGAGAAGAAGATCCTGAGGCACTTGATTCAGGAACCGGCGAAAAGAGTACCAAAACTGATAAGACAGAAACCAAAAGTGGCGATGAAACTGCTACCCCATCTGATAAGAATGAAGCTGGAGAGAAGAAGCAGCCAGAAAAGCAGGAGCAAAAACAAACGTCAGACCCGGAAGTAACAGAGAAAGCTCAGCGTCGTGCTCAACTTGAGCTAGAGGCTGACCGCAAGGATATCGCTAGGGAAGTCCGCGACAAGATGTTTGACTCCCCGGATAGACTACTCGACTCAGAAGGGCGCGAGATACGCACACCCCAGGACGTCACACAGTATCGCAACCCGACAACCGGTAAGAACTTTACACTTGAAGAGGGCTCAGCCTGGCTGATGGCGGCTCAACGCAACCTAGAAGAACAACAGGAGGCTGATCAGTCTCAGATTGATAAGATTGTTGACGTCAACCTGACTGTTAAAGAAGAAGCCGACCAAATAATGGAAGAGTACGGGGACTTCCTGGCGAACAATCCTAAGCTCCGGCAAGAACTATGGGCTGACTATCAGAACACAATCAAAACAGATGAAAGCGGCGAGGTTATAACTGAAGCCCCGCTATCAATGTTTAACTACTATCGAAAGGTCATTACTCCCTACCTGGCATATCAAAGCGAAAAGGAGAAGGTTGAGGCAGATAAGAAAGCAGCTGAGGAGAAGGCCGAGGCAGATAAGACCAAGAAAAAGGTCGAGAAAGAAAAACAACAGGACCGGTCTGACAGGGAGGATATATATTCTACCCGGACCAAAAGCCAAGAAGGCATGGACTCCACTGAAAAAGAGTGGGCCAACGTAGCTAAAGAATATTACGAAGGATAAGGAGTGAATCATGGCTATTTTATTTCATAACATAAAATCAGGTGAGAGGAGACTTTGCAGAACAGAACCAATGATTGCAGCTCACTATAATACGAGCGATCGCAACCCGAACGCTCACCAGGGTCAGGACATGGGGTGGCGTTTGTCACCGAAAACCGTCGTCGAGATGGAACGAATCATGAACTCACCTCAAGAGATGTCTCAGATTGCAGCGTCGTTTGGTGTACCGGTCGACAGCGTGAGCCAGACAGATGTACTCAACTGGATTTCTCGACAATTCGATAAGTCTAATCAAGGTGCTGAGGATAAGAAAGAAGATTTCGAACGTCGATACCGGGACGACATCCGTCGCTTGCAAGACGAGCAGAATAGTCGCGACAGGCAGATTGTACGCGAGGCGACCAAGACTGGTGGGCCTATCCCTCAACGGATCAAGGACGCCCAGGCAGCCAGCGAAACTGTGTCGGAAACTACAGTTGACTTCAAAGACATGACCCGACCGCAATTAAACGAGTATGCTGACGGACTAGGCATTGGAGGCGCTGAGAACTTTAATAATAAAGATGAGCTGATCAAGGCCATCGAATCTAAGGAGGATTAAATCATGGAGTCAAAAACACGGGCAGAACTAAACGAAATAGCAGCTGAAAAGGGTGTTAAAAACCCTGAATCATTCAGCACCAAAGCAGATGTAATCGAGGCGATTGATAGTTGCCGCAAAGCGGTCGAGCCAGAAACAGTTGCTGAAGACGATGAGTCTACCGAAGACGGCACTAGTCGCAACGAAGCTATTGCTCAAGGCAAAGCTACTGCGCGAGAAAATATCGAGTCAGAAACAACTCAAAACGAAGGTGAATAGAGCGTAGTTTCTATCCCACCTGAGTCATAAATCTCAGCGTCAGAACCCTGCGAGTAATAGAGCTCGCAGGTTTCTTCGTTAAACTCAAGCTCAATAGCCTGGAACATATAACGAGTCGCGTCCGCAGCGTGGGATTCAGACTTGTGCTCGGGGCCCATGTAGTCGCCGGTGTCGCCGTTGAATTTACGCTTATACAGTTTCAGCTTCCGGATTAACATCGTAGTCATCGGCTCATGAACCACCGCCTTACTCAGCTTAGAAGCCACCCGACCGATACCATCCTCCTTCGGCTCACGCTTCAACACCGAGCTGTTGCTCAGCCCGAGCTCCCGTATTTTCTCGATACGTTCAATCGCGTCTGAGTCACGGACTCCGGCGTCATGTGGGAAGAAGTGCCAGCCCATATTATAGGGCTTAGATTGTACGAACTTAATGTGAGCCTCATTCTTGAGGTTGTTGCTCTCGTAGTAATCTATCACGCGTACTTTCGGTTCCTTTTTCTCCTTATAGTACTGGAAGAATACAACAGATGTCTGATCGGCCATACCGAGGTCCCATGCAGTATAAACTGGGTAGGCTTTGTTGTACTCATGCAAACCAATCTTGCCCTGTTGCTCCATCGCTTGAAGCGCTTGACCGTAGTAGCTGGTTTGCGACGTTTGACCCCAGTCACAGAGGAACTCTTGGCGGAAGAGGAAGTCGTTGCCGTATTCTGCGATGTATTCCTGTCGGATGTCTTCAAGCTGTTGGTCGCTGAGGTACTCGGTGGCTAGGACCATCGACGCATACTGCTTGCCGTGATCTTCGGCACGTTCATATAGTCTCTGGAAGGTGGCACCAGATACACCGTCAATCTTGGGGGTTGACTGAATGATAATTTGACCACCGTTGACTGCTACTACCGGACGCAACACACCAAGTAGTCCTGGTGGCAGGTCGACGAACTCAGATAAGATATAGAGCTTACCGTTTGCACCACGCAACGCGTCTGGGTCAGTCGCACCTAGCAGGGTGATGGTTGACCCGTTAACTAGAGTGACGGACATATTGTCTTTGGTTGAGTTCTTGTGTAATCTCAATCCGTCAGGGATACGATCGAGTATTGGTATACCATCGTTATCAACAGAGGTCCAGAAGTTGTCGTACCCTTGTTTCTTGGTCGGCCATACTATCACCACGTTCATCGGCTGTTCAACGGCTTTCTTTATCCCATAGGCGAAGGCTGTAAGGTCCTTACCTCCACGACGGGCCCAACACCACACCGCGAACTTAATGATTCCACCTTCGAGTGCTCGAATCGCCTCAGCCTGGTACCAGCGAGGAGTATAATGTAGAGGAATTTTCATATAAGACCATCTTACCATGAGTATTACTGTTCTGTTACTGAACAATAGTGTACAATTACAGTGAGCATTGGAAATCAAAACATAGATAAAACCTTGGAGGGTTATTATGGCATACGGCACAAAGACCGCTAACGTCATGGACATTCCACTAAGCATTAGCTCAGTGGTGGCACCACACCTTAGCGACAATAACTATAAGCACACCGATGTGAACAGTGTGCGCGTACTTTCGATTGCGAACGGTACGTTAAGCGATTACGACGAAGCAGACGCTTCTGCACCATTTGGTTCAGCTACACTAGTAGTTCCAACTGAGCAGACACTTACGCTTGCATACAACAAAAGTATGTTACTCCGTATTCAAAGAACACAAATGCAAGATATTCCGGTATCTCGCTTCAGTAAGCAAGTTGCTATGCAACAGGCTGATCAGGTATTCGTACCAGCTCACGACGCTTACTCGCTTGCTAAGATCTTGGCTTCACGCCCAGTAGGTAACGTCGTTGACATTACCCTTAGCACAGACAACCTAAAACTAAAATTCGCTAACACAATCACAAAAGCTCGAACCGGTGGCGCCAAAGCTAACGATTCAATGGCATGGATTGGTTACGATTTTGCAGACCGACTAACTGACGCTATCAATTTCACAGGTTCTAGCGAAGGTTACAAAGACGCGAAGACCGGCTACCTCGGTAAGTACAAAGGCGTCAAGTGTATTGAATGTCCTGATGACTACCTAGGCGACGGAGTTTACGTTATCGTTGCGGACAAACACGCGATTGTAAACGTAAAACCGAAGATGGATCCTAAAGGTGACGGCGTTGTCGTTATCGATAAGGTGCCAGGCTTCTCTGGTATTGAAATCCAACTTCGTGACCGAGGTGACACGTTCGTTCTTTCTAAGAAAGTCGACGCAGTTGCTTCACTCGAAGACGAGACATCAGCCTAGGCTGAATCTCACCCAAACAATTAAGAGGGCCTCGCGCCCTCTTTTTTGATATGATAAAAACATGGACATAGTAATACCTCTGCGCCGAGCGATTATAAATGAAGAGTTGCGCTACACTATCCGCAGCATTGAGAAGAACTTTCCCCACGACAAAATTTGGTTTGCAGGTTACAAGCCGAAAATTTTTCCTGAAAAAGTAAATGTTGTAGGAAACACAACAAAGGGTGATAACAAGTATTGGCGGTCACACAATAACCAGCTCGCGGCAGTAAAACACCCGGGGATCTCCGATCCGTTTATGCTGTTTAATGATGATTTTTTCGTGATGGAGCCAGTCGAGGAGTTCCGGGACTTCCACCGGGGCCCGCTGACCGACTCGATCGACCGGCTCCGGGATAAAGTCGGAGCCTCCGGGTACCTGCACGGCATGGAGCTCACACTTCAGATATTAAAAGACCTTGGGTTCGAAGAACCCCTGGACTATGGATTGCATATTCCTTTGACAGTTCACAAGAAAAAGTGGCTGAAAGCATGGAAAATCCGGATGGAGCATATTGACAACCCTTACCCCGTGCACATGAGGTCATTATATGGAAATTTGGCTAACGTCGCACAATATCGTGACCAGATGAAGGACGTTAAAATATCAGAGTGTGACGTTGAGCCGGATGAAGACAGTGTTTTCCTATCGACAATGCAGGAATCGTTCACAAATGGCTTGGTAGGCCAATACGTCCGTGACAGATTCAGTAAACCCTCGGAACTAGAGGGCGCCATTAACATGACCATGTTATAATAGCAATAGAACTTTTGAACAGGAGATTATACAATGGCAAACAGAGATTACGACGAATTAACAGCGAGTGATGGCACCGGCGAAGCGATTATTGCTAATATTGAAAGCAACCGTGCGATTTCAGCGACTACTATCGATGTAGACGCACTCGATAACTGGCCGAATAAGTTTATCGTTGCGACAGGCGACAAAGTATTGGCGGCCAACGGCAGCTATTACATCGACCCGTCGACTATGACAATTATGTACGCACACGAGGACACTGGGGACATCATTATTGATGGTTTTGCCCCGGGGTATTCTGATGACGGCAATACCTCCGGTCAGATCGCGATTATCAAGCCTAATACCTACACTGTTGATGAGATGGTGGCCTTGGCGCAGGTAGCTCATAATAACGACGGAACACTAAAAACCCTAGCAACCACCGACTACGGCGACGGCACAGTAACACCAGCTAAAAATCAATTCCCGACAATGGTGGTAGACTCGAACAACTCCTCGACAGCCTCGGTAACATCAGGGGCTGCCATTCTGA